GACCGGCCTCGCCCACGATGCAGTAGATGCCTCGGAATAAGCGCATATTGTAATTTAATTTAATCTCTTCTTTGATTTCTCCGATGGTCATTCGTGGGACATCGTATAGCTCTGCGTACTCTTGATTAACTGATTTGCTATTGTTTTCCGCCATTTTCCTGATATCCTTTTCTTGAATGAAGAACGTTTCCGCCACCATTAGCGAAGTGTGTGAAGCCTGGTTAAACCTAAACGGAAAGCCTTTCCGCCTGGACATGTGGCCAGCCCATCGGACCTTTTACGATGGGCTCTGGCGCCGAACGTTGTTAAAAACAAGTCGGCAGGTCGCGAAGTCCACGACCCTAGCCAACTTCGGGATTGCTGAGTGCGCTCTTATACCACATTTTTCCGTAATGTTTGTAACGCCCTCCAAAGAGCAGACGATGCGCTTTTCGAATTCTCGCGTTACAAAGGTTATGCGTTACTCTCCGATTATCAGAAAGAAGTTTTTGAGTACAGAACTTTCGGACCGTGTACTCCACAAGCAGTTCACAAATGGGTCGGAGATGGTCTTTGCGTATGCGTTGGATGACGCAGACCGCCTTCGAGGCCCATCCACTGACCGCAACGTGTACGACGAGGTGCAGGACCTGCTATATAATCCTGTAATTACGGTAGGTAATGAAACATTGTCGCGTTCTAAATATGCGTACGAGACGTATGCGGGGACGCCAAAGACAATGGAAAATACCATTCAGTATCTATGGGAATTGAGCACCCAGACCGAATGGGTCATGAAGTGCTCAGGTTGCGGTAAATACCAGTACGCGGCGTCCGAGAAGTGCATTGGCCTTAAAGGAATGATTTGCCTAAAGTGTGGTACGTACTTAAATCCTTTTGAAGGTCAGTGGGTTGATATGGCAGAGTCCCTCCCGGCTGACTCGCGGGTAGAAGAGGAAGACCGTATTAAAGGTTTTCATATTTGTCAGCCATCCATGCCCGATTGTAATCCTCTCGCTGTTGAGAAGATGGGATACAATCAAGACCTCGTGCGTTTCGCCTCCAAGCAATGGAAAGACATTTTATATAAGCTAGAAAACCTTCCTCCGACGACTTTTAGAAACGAAGTTTTAGGAATCTCCGATGCGCTTGGCGCGCGCATGATTGCGAAGGAAGAGCTCGAGGCTCTCTGTACGGGGCCGGCGCTGTCGGCTACTCCATCTCCCGCGGGCATGGCGGGGGTTACGACGACGGTAGCGGGAATTGATTGGTCGGGCGGAGGCACCTCCGGCGTATCGAGGACTGTTTTGTGGATTTGGGGTCTGAACACGCAGCTAGGGGTACTTCGTTGTTTGTTTTACAGAATTTATCCAGGTATAAATCCGGTCAATTCTGTCGAAGAAATTATTCAAATTTGCAATATGTATCGAGTTGCGTACGCGGTGGGTGATGCTGGAGAGGGGAGTCTCCCGAACGACGTGCTTCGAAACGCTCTAGGGCCTAATCGCATGACGCAGGTCCAATACGGAGCGTATGCGCAAGCGTTGCATTGGAATGGGCAGGATAGATACCTCTTAGATCGAACCACAATGATCGACAACTACGTGATGTTGCTCAAGAAAAAGATGGTCCAATTCGGTCCGTTGGATGAGATGACCATTCCCATCGCAGATATTTTGAATGAATACGAAGAGGTGACGATGTTGGGGAGGAAGGTGTGGAGACACTCACCGCAGAAGCCCGATGACTGTCTCCACGCGAGTCTTTTTGGATGGTTGGCGTCCAAGATTGTTATGAACGATTTGAAGTTCTGGAAGGATTGATTTCACCTATAATTGAAGAACGAAAGTGAGGACGCAAATGGATTTTAACAAAGTGGCGTATACACAGGGGTACATGGACGCGGTAGAACTTCTGAAAGTTGCTTTTACTACCATGAATACTCTCTATGATAAGGGCAAATAGGGCGGGGAAGGCGCAATGCGTGCGTCCTATATTAAGGCTCGGGATATGGCATACGGGTATCCTAAAGCAGGGAATAAGAAAATGCACGAGAACCTTCGCCAAAAGTTGAAGTCCGAGAATTATCCTGTGGATGAATGGGATAAGGATAAGCCGAAGTGGACTAATTCCTTGTTTTAAGCGGCGTGTTCCGCTGTCGCTTCTTCTGCGAGGGCATTTCGAATTTCCAAATCCATATAGTCGTCTTCTTCGCCGGAAGCGAATTCAGGATTACTGGATAGGAATGAGGCTACGGACATCAGGTCTCCGTAGTTGGCGCCAACTTCGACGTCCCATGAGAAGGGGACTGGCAGCCAGGGGTACTTTTTGGCGACCTGTTTCACACCGTAGTCCTGAATGAACGCGGGCATTTGATAGGCGTATTTCTTGGGAATTTGGAACACGAGCGAGTCGTGCACGGTGTTCAGCATATTCCCGCCGAAGTCGCTTTCGATGACGGGGTCGGTAGTGCAGAGGACATCCAAAACCATCTCGGCACTCGTATTTTGGATCTTGAAATTTACGGCTTGCCGCTCGGCGCGGCTGCGAAGGAAGCGGGGGAGGTTCTGCAGATTGAGGTGCCGGCGCCGGCCGAGGAAGGTCTCGACGAGACCGATGTGTTGGACCTGCTTTTTGGTGATGTCGATGTAGTCCTTGATGGACGGGAACATATTGAACAGAGTTCGGATAATGGCCTCGGCTTGGTCTTCCGGGATACCGACGATGCCGGATATCTTCTTGGGGGCGGCGCCGTAGAGGATGCCGAACACCACGCGCTTGATGTTCTTTCGGAGGGCGTCCAGCTGCTCGCCATAGGCCTTGTCCAACTTCTTGAGAGTGTCCCTCGCTTCGAAGTCTTCGTAGCTCCAGGCGTGTTCCTGGTCGATGCCGATGGTAGCCAGAACCGAGGCATACTGCGGGGGCTTGATGTCCTGCAGCACGTTCGCGACGTTGTAGACGGTCGCGGCGAAGAAGCTGTGAGGGTCCATGCCGTTGTTGAGAGCTGCTATGAGCGCTTTGTCCCGGCTGTAGGCGGCGTAGACCCGGACCTCCGCGGCTTTGGCGTCGGCGTTGACGATGATGAAGTCCGGGCGAGTTGGAATGAATATACGCTTAATGTGATACTGGTGCGGAGGCTTCCCTATCCTTTTAGGGATATTTTGCATATTTTCCTCACTTGAGGAAAGTCTAGCGGTAGCCGTTCCATGTTGGTGAAAATTCGAATGCATTCGCCCATCTTCGCGGCTGAGCACCTCGATATTTTCGATGAACGTGGACCGGGCCTTACTGATGCCGCGGAACTCGAGGAGGGCGGCGCTGAGTGCACATTTATGCGTGTTGGTCAGGAACTTGAGGAACTTGGCATCGGTGGAGATGGCGCCTTTTTCAGTACGGGGAGGTTCGATTTTCCCCGCGTAGCAGACGAGCTCGCCCGTGCCCGGTTGCAAGTAGCCGGTCGAGAAGAGTGCCTTGGCGACGTGCTGAGTGCTGGCGGGGTTGAAGTCCGTCAGGCCGATGGGGAGCATGTCCGAGAAGATGGACGAGGAGCTCGCCAGGTAGCTGTCCATGTCGGCCTGCAGCTTGAGGATGTATTCCCGGTCTACAGCCATCCCGTGGAGCTCCATCTTCGCTAGGACCTGGGTCGTGGGGAGGATGCGCTTGGCCATGTTATACAGCGGAGGGTTCGGATGCTTGAACAGGACTTCTCCAATCCGCTTGGAGACTTCTTTTGTGCCTAGCAGGAAGGCGGATCGCTTCTTGGCCAGAGACTTACTTTCTTCCGTGAGCTCTGTGCGCTGTTGGGCCGAGCAGCGAAGAGTCACATCGGCATCGAAGGCGGCGTACTTCATCAACTCTTGTAGAGGGATGTTCTTGTAACCGTCATCGGTCTCGAGCTTCTTTTCAAGGCGGGATTGTTTTGGGGCGTCATCTGCTTTCTTTTTCTTGGTGCGCTTTGGCTTTACCTTCTTTAAGAGTTGTTCTTCTTGGGAGGCTTCAGAGGTATCAGCAGGAGTGAGCGCGTCGATATCTAGTCTTCCTGCGTAGATTTCTTTAAGCTCGTCTTCGTAGGCTGAGAATTCGGGCAGGCGAAGACGCGTAATATGTTTTAAGCCGTAAAAACCTTTTTTGTCTTCTTCAATGAGATGCTCTCCTAACATTACATCCCAAGAAAGATTTGCAACTTTAAAACCTTTGCGCTCGAATACTTTGAGGTCGTATTTAGCGTTGGCAAAGATTTTGGGTTTTACACAAGTCAAGAGGCGTTCGAGATGAGGGCGTGCGTCCTCTAAGTCGATGCTGGATTCTGGATGCTCGAGTTGGATAGCGGCAGATTTCCCTTTATCCCAGCAGACAGATACCATGAGGAGCTGCAGTTTATCGCGGTGAGGATAGAGGGTATTAGTTTCAGTATCTAGCGAGATAGGAGAGTGCTCACGCGTTATTCCAGGTATAGAGTAGTTGACGATTTCCGTTACTAGGTTAGAGAGCTCTTCTACTGTACGAGGATACTGATACTCTTCGGAGAGACGCGATAGAACAGAGCGTTTGGCTTCAAGTTCTCCGACTTTATTATCCTGGACTAGCTTTAAAAAGACCTCGATTTGCCGAGAGAGGATTTCAGAATAGCCGGCTTTGGTAGCCAATTGACGCTTGGATAAAGACACGAATATGTACGCGTGTCGTCCATCAATATTTGTCTCGATTATTTTCCCAATGACGTCTGTGTATTTTCCGAATTGAATCCCGAGTGATTTTAGAGCCGTAGCACCCATGGCAAAAATGCAGATGGGCTTTTCAGGAGTTGCGTATTCAAGGAGCTCGGCGCGTAGGTTAGGTGCACATGCGACCATCTCTTTTGCGTTGGGCTTTTCAATCTGACAGCGGACGGCGTAGGTAAAACGCCCCTCGAGTTGACCAAGACGCACCAGCGCACTTTGAAAGGCGATGAAGATGGTTCGTTCGATATCAAATGACCACCCTGAATGATTTTCCTGTTCGGTAAATCCGCTCAGGAATGGAGACTCTCCTACGCAGAAGTAGTCTGTATTAGCGGGTTTTCCTCCTTTGCTGACGGTGTAGTGCTTCTTCTGATAGCTTGGACACGCCGGACAGCCAGCGTGTTTCCAAGCGTTTGATATGGTACAGGTATAACAGTCGGTAATTATGTCTACGACGACCTCAGCTGTACCATTCTTCTTCGATGTCATCTGGGGCATTTACTTGGTCCTTTGTTTCAAGGTCCGCGGGAGGAACGGTCTTCGTGAGAACGGTATCTTCTTTCAAGTCTTCATTTAACCAATATTTCGCACGAAATACTGCTACGCCTCGCATTTGTAATCCAACGCCTAAGTGAACTTTTGCACGATTTAAAACGCCTGAGCTAAGTGTTTGGTCGATATTTAAAGCGGCAGGATGGCGTTCGAGTATAGTGCGTAATTGAATAGCGGACGTAGAGGACTGAATTCTAGCTTGTGGCGGAATTAAATGTGCGATAACTTGCTCGAGATTAAAGAGAAGTAGGTTATCTTTTTCGTCGTAGAAAACGCCCACTCCAGAATCGTTTAATTCAAAGCGCTGTACGCGATTCGCTAAAACGCGCGCTAGCGTATAACATGTCCCTGTTTCCTTGTAATCTTTAAGGCGGATAACGTTGTATTGAAAGATTTTAGTTAGATAAGTGTCAGCATCGCTAGTACCGTCATCCCGCACGATATGGTCTGCATTTGCATTTACGTAATCATCTAGGAACGAATAAGGGTCTACTCCAATCGTTTCTAAGACCGCTAGCAGAGGATAGAGCGCTGAAATAAAGCGCTGTTCCACGTTGAAAGAGAATCGTTTTTTAATAGTTTCAAAGCTACCTTTATACTTTAGGTACTTTTCACGAATGGTCGGTACTTGAGAGTAAAGTCCAAAATTCGTTGAACGTCTTAAGCGTAAAATATCGTCAGGAGAAAATACGCTGCGAACGGTTGTATTAGGGTCGCTACGCCCAATTTCCTTCTTCATTTTGACTTGTAAAATGCGGTTCATATCTTGAGGGCGGTCTGTGCCGGTAATACTAGCGAAGATTACAGGAACATCGTATTCAAAGGTTGTAGTTCCATTCGTACCCATATTAGAAATAGTTCGTTTGCCTCCGCTACCTAACTGCATACCGCGCAAAGCTTCCATAATTTGTCCACTATTTTGTACATTCTTAGGTGTGTCAAATTCAAGTTCGTCAATGCAATGAAGAATGCTGGAGCCAGAGGCAGTTCGGGAAAAAGCAGGTGGAGTTATTTTAAAGAAATATCTTGAAGCAAATAAAATTTGGATATTATATGGGTCTGTCGGGTCAGTGGTAACTGGGCTAAAAACGGACATCAAGCGTGATTTTCCTGAACTAGTTTCTCCTGTAAAATGGATTAAGACTTTTCGGTCAAGACATGACATAATTGGAAAGGTTAAAATTAATGCTGCTAAAAATTTACTAGTGGATCGTTGATGTTCGAATCCGAAACCTGCGTTAAATAACCGGCATAAATCTGTGTAAGTTTGCCGCATATCATAATCTTGTGATTCGATTATTATTTTTTCTGTTAAAGTTTCAGAATTATACCAGGGCTGCTTATGTGCGGAATCCTCCGTATAGATATCTATTACGGTATCGTCAATCCTAGGTTCGGCTGTTTTCGTGACAGTGAATTGTGAGTCTTGTCGATTTAATACGTAGGTATCTATCCCGTGCACGACCAATTCTTTATTAGGTAGATAGTGATACCCGTTACGCACTTTGGTCAGATTCGCGTCATGTTTTACGCCTACAGCTAAACTACTGAGGGCATCTCTAATTAAATCTCGAAGTTCCCTGTCACGTATTCGCCTACTATCTTTATCTTTCCCCCTATACATAGGAGGAGCGCCAACTTCATTTTCAATAAAAGGCTGTATTCCACCCGCAATAAGAACTACTTCCTGTGCGATACTCTGTGCGCAATCAATTTTGATACTCGTAAAACGACGGTCTTCTCGGTGAAAGAGTTGCAGGTATTTTTCATTAAAAGAACCTTCTTTAATACTAATAGTAGAATAGATATCTAAGAAGGTACGAGCGATACGTTGAATAAATCCATCGGTGCTCTCATCACTAGATAGGATTTCATTTATAAGAGGTTTTACACGTATTACGGGATAAAGTTCATTTATTTTCTGTGCATATATTTCTATATCGTTTTTTCTATGTAGATTTTTCCCATAGTCAGCCGCAGTAGAAGTTAAAATACTAACAGCATCCGTGTCGTATTCGTCTAATACCGAGACAACTTTATTTACCATCCAGCGCCAAGCTTGTACGTAGTTTTGTTTAGCGTATAAGGCAGCGTCTATTATATCCGCGGCGATACCAGACGCAGTATAAGCGTGGTCTAAGTCTTCAGCTGTATTTAATGTAGCCCATGCGGCATCTGTAAAAATAGAAAGAGAACAATCTTGGACTGTTACTTGATTAATCCACTGCGTTACAACGTTTTCACTAGTATTCTTGTTTCCTTTTGTCGGTGCATCGCCCATAAGATATAGCTGCTGGATGTCGTTGGTCTGAATAATTTCATCGAAAGCGACAAGAGAACTCGTTCCTCCGGCACTAATAATTGCTTGTTCTACTTTTCCCGTTTGGAGTACGCGCACCATAGGCTGAAGGGCATCGAATTCCCCTTCGACTACGGTATAGCTCTTAGGCTTCGTATCGTCTCCTTCTTTTTGAAACGAAACGTATGGAGCAAAATTCAACCCAAAGAATCCAGCCGAGGTATCGAGCGCGTCTTGGATTAAGCCGAGGCGTTTAGAATCACCTGGGTCATTAGGTAGTCGAATTCTAAATGCGGCAATATGATTTTCAGTTGTACATAGCGGAAATACGACCGAGCTTACGCCTGCCGTAGTAGCGCTATTATTAATTTCACTCGAGAGAAAGTTCTTAATAAATTGTATTAATTCGATTGCGTTATATTCGGAATAAGTTTTATCTGCCCCAATCTTTTTATGAGCGAGCTTTGGGATAGCATTAAGAGGAGGAATAATTCCTATGGGTAATTTCTCTAAAAGCTCTAGGGGTATTTTTCTCGTTTCTACTAGCCAATGGACGGTCTTTATTGAGTAATCAAATTCCGTAGATTTGCCGCCAGTAATCGGTGTAACGTTATCAGGAATATCGTCCACTGCATCGGGATTAGGCGCAAACTCATCTGGATAATCGGGCTCTTCTCCTAGAGCTGAGTAGTCACAATCACTCGTATTCTCGTCCTCGAGACTTACGCTATTGCGCGGATTATTTTTGATTACGAGTTCGTCTGCATAAGATTTTGCTGCTTCGATTAGTTGGTCATGGCAAATATCGTAAAAGATTTTCTTAGCCAGCTGCGTCATATGAATGAGTTGGCTTTTGGCTACGAGGGTGTTGTCTTTAAGATGTTCGGCTCCGGGGTAGGTACTAGCAATGTATACAATTGCTTGCGGATACGTCATCCCCGTTATATGTGCGATTAATTCGATGGGGTCTATTGTGCGATAGCCGCAACCAAAGCAATACGCGTGGTGCTGCTTTGGGCGGATATGGAAAGAGGGATTCGTATCGGAGTGGTCCGGATGTGGACAAAGACCCCGAATAGAATCTCCCTTATATTTCGTAAAAGAAAATGAAGCACTCTGCGGGAGCTTTAACCAATCCGTTACCGTGAGTGCTTCCCATATGCTCGTAATATCTTTCCTTGAAAATTTAGAGGCCTCCGTCGCTTGGGAGGAGGCTTTGCTCTTGGACTTGGTCGCCATGCAGTTCTCCTGTTGCTCGGTCCTTGGCGGGGCACAGTGCTTGGTAGTCACACCAATCACAGAGACGGCTTGGTTGTACGTTGTCTAGGTTTTCAGCTGCCGCGCGTGTCGTGGTATTGAGGTGCTCCACCACCTTATCTACCCACTCGGCAACTCCAGAAACTTCGATAGGTTTGCCCACGTCGGTGTACTCATCCTGAACCCAATGAATAGCGGGTATGACGTGAGTAATCTCAGGATAGTTGGCTTTTGCCAAAAGCGTATAGGCCAGGAATTGCCAATTATAATATCCCAATCCCCGGTTTTTACCTGTTTTATGATCGATAACCATGAGATGTGGGCGGTCTTTGAAAAGAATACCTACGTCCAAAACTCCGCGGAGTAAACCCGCGTTATTATAGAAAGCGGTAGGGTTTCCCGTGAAGGTTGACGCTATCTTTTTTTCAACAAGCAAATCAGCTCCTCCGAGTTTATCGATAAAGGCAAATGTTCGGCGCAAGAAAGTTGCGACTGCAGGCATGGCCGCTTCTATTTTTTCGCGCTCAACGGTCAGCAGTGTCACCTTGGGATCGTTAAGTGCTATCCCTTTCGCATCGTCAAGGGATTTACCCGTAAGGCAGAGCTCTAGAATTCTATGAACAGTAATTCCAACTTGAGCTTCTTCTCCTGGGCGGCCTTTTGCAGTCTTTTGTATGTACGCGTACTTGAATTTTAAGGGGCATTGCTTTGCCGTATCTGCCTTGCTAGCAGACCAAGGTGCGTATTTTTTCACGAACGGAGTGGGTTCTACCGACATAGTGTAATTCCTCTCGAGAAAAAAAGACCGCTGAGGCGCGATGCTTCCTGGGAGGGAAAGCACTGCGTCTCAGCGGCCTAGGTCATACCTTATACGTCTGCGTTAATCGCTTCGTATCCGCCAAAGCCTGTGTCAGCTTCGACGGTGGTTACTGTTGCAGTACCTGTAACGGTCTGCGCGTTCTCTGATGTGGAGGGTTTACTGGTGTCGGCGTAGCAACGAGCGATGGCAGGGAAGACATAGTCCCGACCTGCAGCGCAGTAGAAAGCGTCACAGAGCGGATGTAGCGCTGCGGGGACTACGCCTTCGGGACCGGGTATTGCTTCCACGGTAAAGACGAACCAACGATTTTTCTTGTCAGTACTAACTTGTGCAGCGGTCTTTATAGAGTACCAGCGTTGCCAAAGCTGTGGAGTTCTCCCTGCGAACTTGAGCAACTGGCGGCCGGCGCCTTCCGATGTTCGAGCAAAACGCACCAAGGCGATTTCTTTTCCATCTTGGGCGAGCATAAATGCGCTGATGTTATTCTTGCACGTCATTTCGGTTCTGTCCGCACCGGGACGCCAGGGGAGATACTGACATTTTTGACACTCTCCGAAAGTGCTTCCCATTTTGCGGTCGTTTGAATAGCAAATTGTTTTAGGGAGCGAATTTGGGTCAGGCTTCTCGGTGTATTCACGTCCTTCCCAAATAAAAAGCGGAGTACCGATGAATTCTTTTCCGACTTTATTGTCGGCGCCTGCACTGTAATACATCTCGCCCGGAATTAAATCCGGTGGGCGTTGGGGGTCATTTCCTGTTCCATGGAAGAGTTTGAGGTCTGCATGGAAAGACTGAGCTCGGTCGCTGACGATTCCTTTTCTTTCAGGGCTGAGTCTCTTTAAGATATCGTAAAGAGTATCCTTTTGAGAGAGGTCATCAGGGAGAGCATCGACGAGCTCGAAAAGCGCATCGGGGTTTTTGTAATCGCGGTCAACACTTAGGATGCGTTGCCCGTATTCGCGAACGAAGGACGCGTATTCTTTGTACTTTTCGAGGATGGGTGATTCAAGCTTCGTGATATTACTCATCTTTTTTCCAGGTACCTTTCTTTCCGTGTTTTTTTCAGGGATAGGAATCCTACCACTGGGATGTTGCCTTGCGCAAGTCTCCTGTGCTCTAATATAAATAAACAGGAGGTATTTTTGTAAATGAGCGAAAACTATAGCGACCGAACATTCCAGGCGTACTATAACGATGTTGGTCGGCATGCTATAATAACAGCTGCCGAAGAGTACGCATATTTGGTTCGTTATAAAACTTGCCCGTGTTGTAATAAACGACTGCCGAAACTTGTGCGACAGAATGTGTGTCCAGCCTGTCGAAAACCAGTTACCGAATATCTGCCTCAAGGGCGTCCTGTTATTTGTGTAAAGTGTACTACACGTTTTGACTCTTTTAAACCTCCTTCGTACTGCCCGTTGTGCGGGGCGAATCGTGATTTAGAAGCGCGTGAAAAACTCTTACAGGCCAACCTCCGTTTCGTTGTGAAAATTGCCAAAAAATTTGCTAAGACCCCGCAGTCAATTCAGCGTCTTATCTCTGCCGGAAATGTGGGGTTAGTCTTAGCGATAGATAAATATGAGTTCAAGCACGGCACTCGTTTTCTTACCTATGCCGCTTGGTGGATCAGAAAAGAAATGTGGGACGAGTTACATAAAACGAGCCTCGTGCATATACCGTTACACAGACAGCGTGATAAAAAATCGATGCCAGAGTATGACAGTTTTGAGTTAATGGTTGAGCAAGACCTCTCGCAACATTCCCTTATACCACTAGAAAGCACACCTTCTCACGCGAGTATGGCGAGCGAAGACGGTGAAGTTGAGGCGAAGGTAATCGACGCGGATAGCGCAGCGCTCTTACGCAAAATGGTAGACGGTTTAGACTTACGCCCTCGAGACAAGTTTATTATTCTACAGCATTACGATGTCGCGGAAGAGGCACGTAGGACTGAAGAAAAAACGTTAATGCAAATTGCGTCTGCTGCGGGGATTACGTCTGAGAGAGTTCGTCAGATTCGAGATGGGGTGTTGGTGAAGTTGAAGGCGAAGTTGCAGAAGTCTTGCTCAATCGGGGATTTTTCAGAGCTTTATTAGTCGGAGTCTGCCAGACTCACCGCCATTTGGAGTCCTTGCATAATGCAGCTGTACTTATTGCGCGTAGGCGGGTTGCGCGCATTGTTCTTTTTATCCTGATACTTGTTCAGAAGCTCTCCTAGACGCTTAGAAGAGAGGGGTTTCATGGACTTGAGATACCCCGAGTCGAGGTAGTCGTAGTTCTCTTTTTTGATGGCGATTTTACGGCCGCGCTTTTTCTCTTCCTTTTTACCCGCTGCCTTATCGACGGCGCGGCGCTGGCCTACCCACTTGTCGACTACCGCGGCGATGGTTCCTGTCGTGAGCTTCCCCGCCTTTACTTTTTCGATAATGCGGTCGAAGTACTTCACGTCACGAGGATCGTCGTAGTTGAATCGGCACAGAGCAATCGCTGCCGTGACGTCGAGCTTGCCCGTGCTCAGCATCTTCTTGGCTTCGTCAGGGAGGCATTCCAGGCGGAGGTACTGATTGACTTGGTTGTCGCTGTAGCCCGTGGCTTGGGCTATTTCCTTCACGGTATTTCCCAAGTCGCGCTGCGCGCTGAAAGTTCGGCTAAGTTCCAGAGGAGTGTGGTCTTCTCGTGCGAGATTTGCCAGGAGGCTCTGAAGCTGTGCTTGCTTTTCGTCCGCGCACGTGGACACGGTAACAGGCACTTCGGTGATGCCCGCTTCCTTGAGTGCGGCATACCGTCGGCGCCCATCGATGAGCTGCAGCTTGCCGTCAGTACGATAGAAAACGACGAGAGGTACCAGCAATCCTTCGGCAACAATAGACTTCGTCAACTTGTCGATGTTCTGGAGCTTATCGCGATTCCAAGTACCGGAGAGCTCGATGTCCTTGAGCTTCACCTTTGTCGTGGCCATGGGAGCGTCTTTTTTCCCAACCACGATTTCCTTCTTCTTCGGATTCACAAAAATTGGTGGAGCTTCTTTTGGAATCGTTATCGGAAGAAGTTCGTCGATGGTTCCGACGAGCTCGTTATAGGCAGCTTCTTCTTCCGCTTTTTTGTCCACAGTTGTGACTGGAACTTTTTCAGTTTCAAAATCGTCTTGTGTCATACCGGTTCGTCTCCTGTTTCACGCAGTTCGCGCAGTACGGCATCCTTGTCAACCAAGCGGAGGTCTATGTGCCTCATGGGGGTCCCCTCAAGGATGGCTCCAAGGGCATGGAAGAGCTCCACCGCCAACGGAATCAGGCTGTTGTCGCTGTTGTACACGACCATGTACAACGCCCGGATTTTTCGAATGGCGTCGCGGTCAGACCCGCGGAACCTCTTCGAAGGGGGCGCTGCCGTGGACGATGCAGCGCGGGGTTGGGCTCTCGGCATCTAACACCTCTGCTCCGCAAAGAGGACACCGCAGTTTTCCATCTGCAGCATTCTTTTGTAGGTCGGAAATGGACTCTTCCACCCCATACTTCTCCATCAGATCGCCTCTTCCACTTCGGTCTCGGTGGTAGTCGCGGCTGCATCAACCATCGCAGCTGCTGTCTCACCCTTCTTGGCGCGCGGCTTGCGGACCTTGGGCTCGGCATTCGCGTCCTGCTCGTTGAAGATGTCCGCGACGAGGTCGGTGATGCGTGCCGTACAGCCTCGGCGCTTGCCCTCTCCGGCCTCGCGCGAGCAGATATCGTAGAGAACCTTGTGCTCGTACTTCTTGGTCTCCGGGTTGAGCTGCAGCACGATGATTGCCGGAGGCTCGTCGACCTCCGCCAGGCCGGCGACGACTTCCTCGATGTGGGCGAGGGTCACTTTGCGGGTCTTGCTCTGGTCCATGAGGCGCTGGGCATCCTCGAGATTCCCAATGGATTCTTCGGCCTTACCACAGCGTCCGCACTTCTTCGTGATCTTCAGTTGAGCGTTCATTCTTTGAATTACCTCTTGAGTTTTTCTAACGTTTTCGGTCCGACAATCCCGTCGACGACGAGAGATTCTGGGCGATTGTCATTACATCTCCGTTGAAAGCTGATTACGACCTCCTTTGTTTTTTCTCCGTAAATACCATCGACAGTCAGTGCGAAGCCTCGGTTAACGAGAAGCTGCTGGATGTCCTTGATGGCGGGGAGAGTGGTTGCTTCAGTTTCTTTGTCGGGCTCGGTCTCGAGTCCGTACTCCGGGTTCTCGATGCAGGTATCTTGGTCATCAAACTCTTCGGAACAGATGAAGTCGTTCGATGGAAGATAAACAGTCTCTATGGCCATCTGGAAGGCTTTGAGCTCTTCCAGTGGATAATCTTCGAAAACGGCAGTGTTTACGTCCGCAAATGGCCAGAGAGGTCCCATGTCGAACTTCCCCTCTTGCCACTGCGAATGCTGTGACATGCGCGCGGGAGAGAGGAGGGAGTCGTCTGTCGCCCAACGAATGATGCGTTTGAGTTTGATGTTGTTCGTAACCTGATCTGCAGTGAAAGGCTGGAAAAATTTGGCGCCTTTATAAGCGGGAGAGACAGGCTGGGGCGGGAGTTCTTTTACCAGTTTAGCCGGGATATTTTTCCCATTCCACATGACCCAGTCTTCTCCGATGCTGCGGACAGGGCCGGCGTTCACCATCTCGATGCTCCAGCTGTCCGCGTTTCGAGCGGGAGTGTGCCAGGCCCCATGCATCAGTGGGACGATGTAGAAAGGCTTCGTGTGGTAGCCGAGCACGAAATGAGTTGAAGCCCTACTTTTTGAAGAAGAACCAAACCAATTCAGCGTCGAAACATGAGAAATACCTGCGGTGAAGTGGTCGATCCACCACAAAGCGGGCTTTGTCAGAAGGCGGTTAGGGTTGCACTTGGTCGTAGGATACAGAACCTTGGCGGTCTTTCCGAGTGCTTGCAGGATGCGGGCGTGGGAGTCGATAAAGAGTGCGTTCAAGCATGCACAGGCGTCTTCTTTGCTGAGTCGGATGGACTCAGACAGCTCCCAAAAGTGTTCGAATGTCGTGTTGGAAGCTAGGGCTTCACTCTCGATAAAGTCCCAGAACTTCTTCTCTTTTGTGTAATCGAGCAATCCGTCCATGCGCATCACCTCTTTCCTCGGCACCGGCTGTAATAACCACAGAAGGTAAGAGAACAGTGCCAACCTGTGGGGGCACAGCGAGGGAAAATTCCCGCCTTTATGTTCCGTGCTACCTCTGCAACGTCTTCTAACAAAATCGTTTTGTCCTGTCGACTGCGTTTGCTTGTCACCGCGGTATATTTCGTACCCGTTTTTAGCCACGCAAGGAAATCGATTCTAACGCGGTCGGTGTTTTCCGCAATAGCATAAAACGTTAATTGTGGCTCATTTTCAATTCGGGAGGCAGGCCAGAGACGTTTTACTGTTTTAAGGTCGCTAACGACCTCGATCATCTGGGGATTTTTGGGGTCGTTCTCTAAACTCATGTCCGGGTTTTTCACGGAGTCGACGAGGTCGATGATACCGAGAACCGGAACTCCGCACAATTCACGCGACCATTTAAACGTATGTTCCACTCGTACTGGATTGATGTACGGTACCGCATCATTGTAATAAGTCCTAAACATGCGGATTGCTTTATCTTTTGCGTCTCCTTGCGTCTCCTCTTCCCACTCTTCAATCGTAGGAGCCTGCTCATCAAATTTGTCGGAGACCGCGGCGGCCCCCTCTTCAATGGAGATAGGCTTGCCGTGCTTAATGGTGTGCTTGTGGGTTAGCTCAGCTCCTTTGTGCACCGCGGTTCCGCGAATTTGGGCGATGCCCGGGGGCTTTACGAGCTGCATGATATACGCGTACTCGTACTGGCGCGGGCAGCGCTGGTAGGTGTTGTGCTGAGAAGGTGAAAGATATCCCTTGGGAAGCTCGGGGTCGAGCCAATCCTTGTCTTCCAGCTCAGTTTTTTCCGGGGTTACGGGGTCGAGGTCATCGAGCTCTTCACTCATCACGGTTGCTCCTAACGTAAATAATGGGTTCACCCGGCGGTAGGTTTGCTTCGGATTCGTTTCGTTCGCGTGTTGTAACTTCTCCGTCTTGGGAGTATTCGTACACTATCCCCTCGAGCTGATGGCTTTCAGTCATAATTTGGGCCATTTCTTCCGGAGACGATTCAGGAGGAGGCACAGGTACTTCTTTTGGAGTCGTCAGATATTGTTTTAGGTGTGGTGGATTAGGAGGTGTTACGGGATAGATTTGCCTATTCAAACCAAAGATGTTTAGATTTGTACCAATAATGACTCGGTCATCCGGGATAAAAGCGATATGTGTAACGTCCGCGTTCAGGGCCTTGGCAAGAAGGAGTTTGAGTTCTTCAACGGTTATAATGATTTCCACTTCTTATGATCTCCGGTGAAACAGTTTCTCGGCTGATGTTGGACCGGTGTATACACCCGGCCGCCCAGGGAATAATCTTTTCCTTCAAGCAGTCCGCGTAGCGGTTACAGAGAGCACAGCTCACTTTTTCCGTGAGCATTTTAGCGATATCTTCTCTGTTATCCAGTGCCACGAGCTGCTGAATCTCGACGCTATCCCGGGCGCACAGACGATATACGACGGTCTTCCGCGTTTGCCCTATCCGATATTCTCGGGCTCGGGATTGCAACCAGTGCTCCAGCGACCAAGATCGACTGTAATACACCGCGTAGCGAGAAGCCACGAGATTTATTGCGATGCCTGTGGATTCTTGCCCGAGATACGCGCGACAGTTAATATCCGTGCTGAAATTATTGACGAGCGTCTTTATGCGATGCGTTGATGACCCGTCTACGCGCACGTATGCGTAGTTTAACTTTTTCAGAAGCTTCTCAATGTCATCCATCTCCGCCATCATATTTGCCCAAATGACAACTTTTTCTTCTGGGTTATCTAAGAGGTCTTCTAGAAGGTCACTCAAGGCCTCGAGCTTAGGATTATGTGTATATCTGAGTGTGTTCTTTTCGAGCATCTCTCGAAGCTTTTCGTAGCGCTCGCACTGCTTCGTTCCTGGAGCGATACTGTTACGGACACAACGCATAACATACTGACATATGTCGCAAACTTGACCCATAGTTTCATCTTTTAGATACAGAAAACCGCTGCATATTTGGAGAAGTTTGTTTAAGCGGACGCCACCGTTGAGATTCGAAAGCTGTCCGTATTCTCCAAAGTCTAAGTCAACGCGCTTTACGAGGGCGTTATAGTCCTTGAGCTGTTCCGGAGACAGAGTAAACATTACATCCACATCTCTAAGCTCCGGTAAATCAACGCAATCATCTATAAGCTTTTCACTCGAAAGGCTGTTAATGCGTTGGCTAATGATATTGAGATGCCGGTATCCTGTTATTATGTGCGCGTTCGTAGGGGATGTAATACAGAACTTATTCGCGTATTCCATATAGTTTTCGGGGCACATATATTTGGCCAAGGCATTCATCTGGGGATAAAGGTCCAAAGGATTTCCCATGCTGATAGTTCCAGTGAGTAAGTAGCGCCGCGCTGCGTGTTTACAGAGCTCCATGACCGCCTTCGTACGCTTACTCTTGATATTTTTTATGCGATGAGATTCATCTAAGATAATGATTTCATACGGAAAATCTGTAAGACAAAAGTCCTTAGATAGCGCTGCGACCTTACACTTGATAGCCGCGAGGGACACTAAATTTTGATAATCATCTAGAATCTCTAGCGCATTTTTCTCTGTTAAACCCTTAAGGAGTTTTTGTACCGCGAGTGGCACAGGGAGTCGACCGGTTTTTAGGCGTTTAATCACTGGAGCTGGAACTGTGTGGACTCCGTAAAGACGTGCGGCATCGTAGGTTGTGAGCAGAATATCACAAGGACCCGCTATAGCTTTTTCTAAAGCTTCGAGTTTCTTTTGCCGCGTGGTCCCTTTGAGAACTGCAGCTTTTAAAGAGCCGTTGGAGTGGAGCTCTATCTCGGTAATCCAATTGTCGATGGCAACTACCGGTGCGATGATAAGAGTTTTCTTGCGCAGCTTATTTAAGGCTTCAATTGCAACCTTTGTTTTCCCTGTCCCCATTTCCCAACGTAGCGCCCAGCGATAGTTGTACAAAAGTTCTGCAATTCCTTCGTTTTGATGTTCGTAGTTGGGGTAGGGGCCGAGAGGAGGGGTGGACTGGACCTCCGACAAGAGCTCCTCGTAGGAGCGTATTTTAGACAGGTATGCCCGAGCCTCATCGCTGTACTGGACGCCTAAAGCCGCAAAATCATTTTTTACTTTCTCCAGAAATGGGGGGTATGCGGGATACATCCAAGCATTGTATTGTTTCAAATAGGTGCCTCCGTAGATTCGAGATAAGATATCGAGATTCCCCGTGATAATAAATGCGGGAGTCCTTGCTGAGAGTACAAACGTAGCTTCCATCCTGTCGCTCCTTACGATAGAATTTGGTCAGTCTCGCGGACTAAAAAAGAAAGTTGAACCATGACTACGATTTCCGATACGACGTTAATGGCCACGGGTGGATTGGGTCACTCTAACCCATACTTCACCTATAGTCAGCTCTTTGCTCCCAAGCGATTGAAGGAACTTTTCAAGATGTGCGAGTACCTGTTTTATAACAGCCCACACATCTTCGCAGCCCTTCGAAAGTTTGGAGAATATCCTATAACAGAGATTACGTATGATACGGATAATATTCAGTTAAAAGAGAAGCAGAAGAGTCTCCTAGAAAAGGTTGTCCGCGCAAAAGAATTTCTGTTGAAATCCACGCTGGATAAATATATTTATGGAAACTCCTTCACTTCTATGTACCAACCGTTCGTCCGTTATTTGACTTGTCCAAAGTGCAAGGCGGCTACGAATATCAAGTTCGTGGACTATTCTTTTACACTGCAAACTTTAACGTTTGCTTTTAAATGCCCCGCCTGCGAGCGTCAAGTAACTGTGGGTGAAGATAACGTTGAGGACCGGAAGCTGATGCTCACGAAGGACATCAACTTCATTCGCTGGGACCCCAAGTGTATCGACATCGAACACAACGTTTTTACAGGAGAATCCGTTTACTATTATTCGATTCCTTCGGATACGGCAGCGCAGGTTCGACGCGGGCAGAAGCATATCATCGACACGACGCCCTGGGGTTTTCTGCAGGCTATCAAAGAGCACAAGCCTTTTAAGTTCGCCCCCGAGGCCCTCTTCCACATGAAATTTTGTGCGCCGGCCGGTGTGAACCCGCAATGGGGCTTGCCGCCCCTCCTCCCAGCGCTCGACCGCTTTTTCTATACGCAGGTGTTGCGTAAAGCGAATGAGGCTATTGCGCTCGAGCATCTCGTGCCCTTCCGTATCGTGTCCCCCGCGGCGACGTCGAGTAGCGGAGACCCCATCCAGTCTATCAACCTCGCCCGGTGGATAGACAACATGAAGAAGAACGTGCAGGACTGGCGCAACGACCCGCTGCACATCATGTACGCGCCCATCCCCGTGGCTGTCTCGCAGTTGAATGGGCAAGGACGAGCTCTTCTCACCCTCGGAGAAGTCCAAGAGGCAGAGAAGTCCCTCGTGGCTGCCCTTGGAATTCCGCTCGAGTTCCTCTATGGCGGACTCACGGGTCAGGGCATGAGCGCGACCTTGCGCATGATTGAGAACCAGCTGGCGACGCATGTCAGCGACCTCACGGACCTCCTTCAATGGATGACGGATTCCTGCAGCAAGTTTTTGGGGTGGGAGTCCATTCCGGTGGGACTTATTCCTTTCCGGATGGTGGACGATAATGAAAAGAAGGGAATGCTTTTTCAGCTCTGGCAAGCGGGACTTCAGGGAATGGGACCTCAGACAATTTCGACGACAACGATGGCCGAAATCAACGACATCGATGTGCAAAAAGAGTATGGAAGAATCAAAGAAGAGACGTTGCAAAATGCGCGTCGGACACAAGAACTGCAGCGTGAGATGCAGAAGATTCAAAATACGATGGCCCAGCAGATTCAGCAGGAGGCCGGCGCCGGAGCTCCACAGGGCTATGACCAGCAGCAGGTCATTGCGAACGCTGACAATTTGGCACAGCAGTTTTCACAGATGGACCCCTCGACGAGAAAGAGCCAGCTTCACCAGCTTCAGATGGAAGACCTCGTAATGTACTCGGTGGTCATTCAACGCCTTGAGCAACAACAGACCGTGGCGCGGCAGCAAGCAACCGTGCAACAGGGGGCAATGTGATGAAAAGTTTTATTGACGCTATTAACGATTCTAGAGCAACGTCTATTGCCGAACCCGTTGCGCCCTTGGATAACGTAGCGATGTTCATGCCCGAAGCTAAGAGCGTCCTAAAAGGAAAACAGACAACTTTTGGGCAAGGTCTGAACTGTAACGGACATTCAAAAGTGTTCGTTCTTTGGCGTCCGTGGACTCAATGCCATCGCTGTCTTAAAAAAATAGAGCACGGAGAATTTGAGCTCCCGGATGTGGGAGACCATGAGTGTCCGCACACTATGCGTGAGGACTATGAAGCCATTTTAGATAGCGGCCTTCGGGGTGACGTTCTTTTTCAAACACAGGAATACTTCACGCTCCATGACGGCACGCGCTGTTGCCACGCTGTTTGGTTGACTATGGATGCCAAAGTATCGGAGTTGGCCGCAAAAAGGCAGGAGGTCGCCGAGACTTTTTCCCCGTTACATTCCTCGATAATCGCGGAGATGAAAGCGGAGGCGGAGAAAAAAGAAGCCCTGGAGGCTTCTGAGGACGAACCTCAATGATTCTGCCTCCAGGGCAGGTTTTAGCGACGCAGCACGGCTATTAGCAGCGCTGCCAGAATCATTGCGGGCTGGATGACCATTTGTTATCACCTCCTTTCATGGGGGGTGACAGTAGTGGTCTCCTCTCTAGTTCTTGTACCCAAAATCGAGGTCACATATGAAACTGATACCTATCCTTCAAAACCCCAATGAGAAGCGTGAGCGCATCCGCGATAAAGTAATTGAAGGACTGACCGAGTCCTTTCCGATTACAGCACGTAATAAAATTATCGAGGTCACGGATGTTTCTTTTACTCCGAGAGATTACACCTCGAACGAGCAGAAGATGGCCATCCTTCGGGGAGATTCTCTTTTTGAGACAGCGAAGGGTACGGTACGTATAAAAGATGCGAAAACAGATAAGGTTTTAGACGAGGCTAAAAATTTCACTCTCGCCCGCGTTCCGTGGTTCACTCCGCGACATACGCTCATCGTTGCTGGAAATGAATATTCGATTGCGAACATGGTACGGCCAAAGCCAGGCGTGTACGCACGTAAGAGGGCTAATGGAATCCTCGAAGCTAGTTTTAATACTGTCGGCACCTCGAACTTTAATGTCACCATGGACCCGGAGAAGGGAGAACCAGAGCTCGAGTACGGTTCTTCCAAAATACCTCTTTACACAATTCTCCGAGCCTCGGGAATCTCCCATGACGCTATCGCTAAAAAGTGGGGTAGTGCACTAGCGAACGAAAATCAGAAGCGTCTTGAAAAGAATCTTCCGCAGCATGTCGACAAGCTTTATCGAAAAGTAGTTCCTGCTTACGCTATCCTTCCAGATATGACCGTGGACTCCAAGATGGAGGAGGTCCTTGCGCGGTATAAAAAGGCGACGATGGACCCAAAGGTTAATGAGAAAACCTTGGGAACAGCGTACGGGCATGTGACTCCTGATAGCCTCCTCGACGCTTCGGCAAAGGTGCTTAACATTTTTCGTAATCCCGAGGAGGTCGATGACCGCGATAACCTCGATTTTAAATCGTTGCGTTCTGTAGAGGACTTTTTCAAAGAGCGTATCCAACTCGATGCGCGTGATATTGGTCGGCGTGCAGCTATCAAGCTTGAAAATACGCCAGAGGTCCGTAAGGCTATGACTTCTGGAGCTTTTACTCCAGGCCTTGTCAAGTTCATTACGGGTTCGCAGCTTGCGGCGATTCCCACGCAGACGAATCCGATGGAGCTCATCGATACAGCCGTGCGCGTGACGTCGCTGGGTGAAGGCGGTATCAGCTCTGAGCGGGCTATTCCCATGGAAGCGCGGATGATTCATCCGACACAGATTGGGGCGCTCGACCCGGTTCGTACTCCGGAGTCCTTCCGCGCGGGTATCGACGTACGTGCGGCGCTCTCGGCAGCACACGATAAAGATGGAAACATTTTTGTCCCGATGATTGATACTAAAACGGGAAAGCAGACTTATATCCGAGCAGGAGAGATTGCAACTTCGACTGTAGCGTTCCCACAACAGGTTATGAAAGGGAAAATTTCAGCTCTGGTAAATGGCAGAATTGCTACGGTGCAAGCGAATAAAGCCCAGTATCAAATTCCCCATTCTTCGGTGA